CACGGTCATGTATGCAATGGAAAGGATTGATACCCTGATGACCGATGCCGATTTGGACGACATGGAAGCCATCGCGGAGCGGTGCGGGCTGGTTCAGGAGGCGGTCAAATGAATTGGCGCATCAAGCCGGCAAAGATGATCCTGCCGAAGACGCACGCCGTCGTGCCGAAAGAGCCGACGCATGAAATGACGCGCGCAGCGGCTATGGCGATGTCGCCGGGGCATCGCCCAACGCAAGACTGGGTTAGCGCCCGCGTCAAGCACATCATCAGGTTTCAAGCAATGGTGGAGGCCGCGCAATGACCCTACCCGAAGGACGGCACCCGCTATCGTGGTCAGGCCTGGAGTTTACCGACAAGCCGAAGGGCCACCCCAGCACGTTTGAGGCCGAGTGCAAGGCGCTGCGGGCTGCAATCACGCGCGCGCTGGAACGCCTTGACGCATCGCTATTCACAAACGCGGAACACCAGCAGGCGAAGGACACGCTACGCGCCGCGCTACAGCAGCAGGAGGGCGGTACGGATGAATAAAAAGCTAGTGCTCATTGAGTGGGCCGACAGTTACGGCGTCAGTCCATCATGGGAGGAAATCACACTCCCGATGACGCCCAAGTCACTAACATGCACGTCCGTTGGCTGGCTGGCGCATGACGGCGAAGATGTGAAGGTTATCGTTCCGCATTGGCACGACGAAGACCAAGACGTTGGCGCTGCGTTGTCTGGATGCGGGGATATGACAATTCCAACAAGCGCTATTCGGCGGATGGTGCAATTGCACAGCCACGCACAGTCACCAGAAAGCACCAAAAGCACCCCGCGTAAGGGGTGACACCGCACAGGGCAGCACAGGCAACTAGAGGGCAGGACAGTGAACAACAGGCTATTCGCAATCCCGACGACAACGGCGCTTGTTCGCGCCAACGGTGAGCGCATCAAGGGCGAGTGGGCCGTTGAGGTCCAAATGCAAGAAATCGGCTGCAAAATTTACGACAGTCGGACAGTCGAATTTATCCGCAAGGGCAAAGACCGCTTTGCGCGGCCAGAGTATCGGCCAGCCTTGCCGGGTTACGTATTCGCAGACATCCCCTATGATCTATTCGGGCGGGCCGTTCACGTCAAAGGCGCTTGGGGGTCAGCCCTACCGATCTACCAAGTCGAAAAGCGCAACAAGCTGAAGGAAACGCCGCACGACGCAGCCATGCGGTTCTTTGCATCACTCGAAGAAAAGCGGGTCGAGGCGGAACGCATCAAGTCACGCGCTGACCTCGTGGCAGAGTTTGACCCAGGCGAACCTTTAAACATCATTAGCGGGCCGTTTGCCGAGTTATTGGCGGACTTTCGGCGCATGGTGAAAACAGCGCACGACAGATTTCCGATGATCGAAGCGCAGATGGAAATCATGGGGCAAAAGACAACCGTGAAGATTGACCCGCTAGATGTAGCGAAGCGCGCTTGATCTTGTGGCGGTTGTGCGGTACATTGCGAAACAATCGGCCATCCTGGAAATCTCCGGTTGTGCCACACACCACACGCGCCCGGTTACGGAACTGAGGAAAGCGCGTGTGCTACTGCATTTCAACACACACAAACAGCAAGAGGACGCTTCACAGCGATACTCTAAGCCATCCCGAAGACAAGAGAGGGTAAAGGCTATGGCGAAGAATAAAGGCGGCAGGCCGTCTGAATACGAGGGCAAGGCAGAGCAGCTTATCGAAACCCTAGATAGCATGGGCCACGAAGGCGAAGGCATGGCCGAGGCGATTGTTGCGTGTGGGATTGCGCGTGAAACCTTCTACCGATGGCAGGAAGAACACCCCGAGTTTTCGAACGCCGTAAAGCAAATGCGCCTCAGATCGCAGGCTTGGTGGGAGAAAAACGGACGCTATGCGACGTTTGGCGGAACCGAAGGTTTCAACGCAACCAGCTTCATTTTCAACATGAAGAACCGCTTCCCTGATGACTGGCGCGACAAGCAGGAAATCGAGAACAAGCACGATGTATCCGACCCGCTGGCGCAGTTGTTTGAAGCCGTAGCGCAGGGAGCCCGGCGCATTGGCGCTTGATGAACAGCTAGTCGGCCAATTCAGCGACCCGGTTTGGCGACTAAGCAACCTCTACTGGATCACCGACAAGGACGGGCAGCGCGTCAAGTTCACGCCGAATGATGCGCAAGTCGAGTATATCCAGAGCGCCAGCCGAGAGGATTTGATCCTCAAGGCGCGGCAGCTTGGTTTTACAACGCTGATGTGTCTGATTGGCTTGGATGAAGCCATATTCCTGAACGATCACAGAGTCGTAATCATCGCCCACACGTTGAACGACGCTAACGAGATTTTCGATAGCAAGGTCAAATATCCATACGACAACCTGCCCGATGCGTTGAAGCAGATGAAGCCAGCCAGGAATGACCGGGCTGGGCTTTTGCGGTTTGAACATGGGTCGAGTATCCGCGTTGCAACATCGGCGCGATCCGGTACGCTGCAAAGGTTGCACGTTTCGGAGTTCGGCAAGATATGCGCCAAGTATCCCGCCAAGGCGCGAGAGATTGTCACCGGGGCATTCCCTGCGGTCGGCAAAAACCCTATTACGCTTGAAAGCACGGCAGAAGGTCAAGAGGGCTATTTTTACGAGTTTGCGGAAAAGGGAATGCGCGGCGATGGGCCGTTTAAGTTTCATTTCTTCCCGTGGTGGCAGGACAAGAAATACACCTATGACCCGGCAGCGGTTCGTTTCCTGCCTGAACACAAAGCTTACTTTGCCAAGCTGAAACACGAAGACGGGATTGACCTAAGCGAAGAACAGCAGGCTTGGTGGATCAAGGAAGAGCAGCGCCTTGGCGGCGACATGAAGCGGGAAAATCCCGCAACGCCGAAAGAAGCATTTGAGCAGGCAATCGAAGGCGCTTATTTCGCGGCGCAGCTTGCCCACGCTGACAAATTCGGCAACATCGGGCGCTTCCCATATGATCCGAGGTTCCCGGTCAATACGTTCTGGGATTTGGGCCGCAACGACTTGAACACGATATGGGTTCATCAGGCCATCGGATCACGTCACCGCTTCATAGGCTATTACGAGAACAGCGGCGAACATATCAGCCACTATGCGCGGTGGTTGCGCGACTGGCAGCGCGAACACGACGCACAATGGGGCGATCATTACTGGCCGCACGATGGCAAGCGCGAAGACCTGTTTTTAGAGAACGGTCGCCTGGGCGAAGCAGAGCAGCACGGGTTAAGGCCAAAAATTGTCGGACGCACTGCGAACAAGATGGACGCCATTGACGCAGCGCGGGCGATCTTTGCCAGTTGCGATTTTGACGACACCGAATGCGCCATCGGCATCAAGCGCCTGCGCCACTTCCGCAAGGAATGGGACGATGAGCGCGAAGTCTGGCGGGATCGACCGAGGCATGATGTAAACAGCCACGGCGCGGACGGCTTCATGACCTTTGCGTGTGGTTGGAAAACGCCCGTCGAGACCGACGATTGGGACGACGAAGAAAACGATTTCGACCGTAACGAGGTCACGGGGTACTAAATGCTAGACGCAACCGATCAGCAGCCGGTCATTGCACCGGACGAATTTGTGCGCGCGGTCACTGCGTCGGACAATCTTGCGGCGGAAATGTCGGAAGGCGAACTGACCGAAATCGCAACCAAGGTGATTGCCGATTACGAGATGGATAAGCAATCCATGTCGGAATGGTTTGAGCGCATGGAGCGCGGGCTTGAACTGGCAAAGCTGACCAAGAAGGCCAAGGACTACCCTTTCAAGGACGCGGCCAACATCAAGTATCCGCTCATCACATCGGCGGCGCTGCAATTCAACGCGCGGGCCTATCCGGCCATCTGCCCGCCTGACCGTGTGGTCAAGGCAAAGGTCTGGGGCGACGATCCGCAGGGCATCAAGGCCGCGCGGGCCGAACGTGTCTCTGAGCATATGTCTTGGCAGTTGTCGGCGCAGATCACCGAATGGGAGGAAGAGACCGACAAACTGTTGGTGCAGCTTCCCATTGTCGGGACCATGATCCGCAAGTGGTGGTATGACCCCGTAGAGGGCCGACCGCGTTGCCGTGTGATAGAACCGGGCAAGTTCATCGTGAACGACAAGGTGAAAGTGCTGGACGCTTCACCGCGCACCACAGAGGAATTGAGCCTGTATCCGTTTGAGATTGACGAGCGCAAGCGGGCCGGTTCGTTCCTTGCCGACTTTGAGCCTGACGTGACGGGCGAAGACGATCAGGCACCGCAGGAGTTTATTGAGCAGCACACGCGGATTGACTTGGACCAAGACGGCTATCCTGAGCCGTACATTGTGACGGTTCACGTCGCGAAAAATGCCGTGGTGCGGATCGTGGCTGACTTCGACGCCGAGGACGTTGTTTTCAAGCAAGAGCAGCAGGCGGTTCCGGTACAGGTTATGGGCATGGACCCGTACACGGGAATGCGGGCACCGATCACGCAGATGACGCAACAAAACGTCATCGTCGGCATCGCCAGCATTCGGCGCGGGACATACTTCATCGCGCATCAGTTCCTTCCCGGTTTGGATGGAGGGTTTTGGGGCACTGGTTTGGGCTTGTTGCTGAGCGACATCAGCGACACGATCAATTCAATCATCAATATGATGATGGACAGCGGCCACTATGCCAGCTTGGGCGGCGGGTTCATCGGTTCGGAGTTCAGGCTTAAGGGCGGAGCGCAGCGTATGCGACCCGGCGAATGGCGGCAGGTCGGCACGAGCGGGAACGACATCCGCACGGCCATGCTTCCCATGCAGTTCAGCGGTCCAGATGCGACCATGTTTCAGCTTTTGGGGATGCTGATCGACGCGGGGCGCGAGATTGCCAGCGTCAAAGACGTGATTACCGGCGAACAGCCGCGCCAACAACAGACCGCGACCGGAACGCTTGCCCTGATCGAACAGGGCATGATGGTCTTTACCGCTGCGTACAAGCGCATCTTTCGGGCCTGCAAAGACGAATACGGGATGCTAGCGCGGATCAACCGCGACAACCTGGACTCGCAAGAATATCTTGCCTTCCACGATATGCGGCAGCCGCAGCAGGCAATGGTTCAGCAACCAATGCAGGGTCAGCCGCAGATCGACATCACCCGCGATTATGACCTGTCCGACATGGATATACAGCCGGTTGCCGATCCGCGCAGCGTGACGAAGATGCAGCAGGCGGCAAAGGCCGAAATGCTGGTCGGTTGGGCGCAGATGGGCTTGCTAGACCCCGGTGCAGCAACAGAGCGCGCGCTTGAAGCGATGGACATCGAAGACCGAGACCAACTTATGCCGCAGGCCGACCCGGCGCAGGCACAGATGGCGCAACAGATGGCGGCGCTACAGATGCAATCGGCACAAGCCGACATTGCCCAGAAGATGGCCGACATTGAACTGACGATGGCGAAGATTGAGGAATCAAAGGCGCAGGCCATTGAGAACCTAGCCGGTGCGCAGAGCGACCAAGCCCGCGCGGCGGCTGAAATGATGAAGACCCGAATGACTGGCATGATCGAGATATTGAGAGATGAACGAGAAAGAATGGCAAGCATTCTGCGAGCAAATCGCGGAGTGGCAAACGCATCCAGTAACGGAAATAATGCGCGGCCTGTTGGACAAGCAATTGCAAGCCCGCAAGGCGGCAATGCAAGCCCGATGGTGGCAGGGGCAGGAGGTTTCGGAGGTGGACCGCTTGGCGGTGGTGCGATTGGAGGAATGGGCTGAGGACTTTTTTACAGCCACGGCAGAAGACGTTAGAGCAGCAATGGAGAAAGACGATGAATGACAGCGGCATCACGCCGATGGAATACAAGGTTTTAGTCAAGCCGAAAGCCGTTGAAGAAAAGACGGTCGGCGGGCTGTATATTCCAGACGAAACCAAGCAGCGCGAGCAATATGGGCAGATTGAAGGCACGTTGGTTGCCAAATCCCCCGCCGCGTTCACGTTCAATTATGAAGGTTGGCCGGAAGGATCGGCAGTTCCCGAGGTAGGCAACAAGGTTGTGTTTTCGCGGTACGAGGGTAACGAAATCAAGGGCCAAGACGGCGAGACCTATTGGCTGATGGCGGATAAGGCCATCATGGCGGTGCTGGCATGACCGAGCAGGACATTCAGCAGGACATTCAGCAGGACGTTGCCGAGGACGTTGTTGACGCTCCCGAATCGGTAGAGCCGGAAGCGTCGACGCCCGAGCCGGTCAAGGACTATTCCGACGATGACGCGCAAGAGGCGCAGCTATTCGGCTGGAAATCACCGGACCAGTGGCAGGGCGAAAAGCCCGAAGGTTACATCGACAACCCGAAGGAATATCTGGACCGGGTTAAGCGGTCGCGCATCTTTCAGACGATGGAAGAAAAGATGGCGGAACAGGAGCGCAAGCTATCTGCCGTCAATGAGCGCGCGCTAGAGCGCCAGAAGGCCGAACACGAGCGCAAGCTGCAAGAGGTCACGGCACGCCAGCGCAGGGCAGTCGAGGAAGCCGACACGGACGCATACGACGCGGCGGAAAAAGAGCGCATGGACCTAATGCGCGCACAGCCGCAGGA